TGGCTCGCTCGGTCCAAGTAACCGTCAGGGTGTTGGTCGTGTCAGGGTTCAGGTAAAGCATCTACCCCTAAATGTACCGACCGCCCTTATTTCACAATTTGCGCCCAATCTGCCTGTATAGTTCGGCCCGCTTCTTGGCGGTTTCAGCCACGTTGAACTGCTTCTTGATGTCGGCCGTGAGGTTGTCAGCCAAGCCCTTACGCAGGTCGGGGTCAAGGATTAACTGCTTGATATACTTGTACCAGTCCTTGGGTTTGTTGTAAGGCACGAGAAACCCGTTCTCTCCGTGTTTGATTACGTCCGTGTAGGGAATGGTTTCTGATGCTATTATCGCCTTATTCATCCACCCTGCCTCGACCACCTTCAACTCGGATTTGAGTTTATTAAACTTGGTATCTCGGAGCGGTGCAAGGGTTACGTTCACGAAGTTGTAGCCTCCGACGTAGGAGTAAATATCCGCTGCTTGGATTCGTCCGTAGTTCGGGTTGTTCCCTTGGTCGCTGATTATCTTTTCGTAGTCCTCATAAACGGGGTTGTTGTCGTTCCACCCTCCGAGATAGAGCCTGTACTTGCCGTCCACGTTTGCGTCCCAGCGTAGTTTTTGCATCCCCTCACGGAGCAGTTCCATGTCCTCTCCGTGCTGCGCCCCACCAAACCAACCGAACTTCACGAGATGCTTGTCGGGTTCTTCGTCGGGGTTGGGGATGAACTGCTGATACGCTTCGTAGGGTTCATTCTGCAAAATGCTCACATTCGCATTTAGAGGCCGTATGCGAGAGGCAAGATGCTCAGTGGTACAAGTTACCCAGTCAGCCAATTTAATGTGCTTACGAATGACCTCTGCGAGTTTGGTTTCGTGGTAGTGGCGGTACATGATGTGGCCCGATTCCAGCACCCAATAATCGTCCAAGTCAAGGATGACTTTCGCCCCGTATTGGGTCAGGGCTTTGTAGACGTTTTCTACCTGCTCCATGGTTCCTTGACACCAAAGCCTGCTAAACAGGAACAGGTCAATGGACTTCAACCCCTCGTCGCTAATCGTGGTGATGTTCTCAACGCAGACGTAATCAAACTCCGGGTAGTTGTCGCCAAGGTAAGCGTTCGGCATTTCTAACCGATAGAAACTGCACCCGGTTGGATGGGCGTTGTAAACGATGCAAATCTTCATGGGGTAAAAATAAGAAGGGCAGCCATTGCTGACTGCCCCTCTCAAACCTCAGATGATGAAAACCTGATGCGAAGATACTACGAACCGAGTATCTGCGTAGTCGATGGTGTAAAGACTGTTGATGCGATTAGGAACATCGGGTCAGGCTCCATTCCGGAAAGCGTTATTTCGTAGCCGTTTCGGTCCCCGAATGCAGTACCACTTCCAGCGGTTCCAGCGGTTGCCTCAAGGCCATTTATAGCACCCAGCAACCAGTAACGACTGTTGTTGTCTTGAACGATGACGATGACTTTACTACGAGCGAGCAAGCGGAGTTCGTTGCGGACTGCGACTTGCAGTTTGTTGATGGTGAAGGTTACTTCGGGGGTGTAGAAGATTGTGCCATTCTCCATACTTGCGTTCAAAGTTTCGGTCATGGATGACGTGGCTTTGGTCAAGTCGTACTCGAAGAACCCACCCGAAGCGTAACCCGTGAACCCCGTAACCGCACCTGAAAGGTTAGCGTTACAGGACCCGGTAGAAATCCAGTTTTGGACGTAAATTGTTTTGATGCCACCGACTGAATCACGGCAGCCGAGTGTGTAACCAGTTGTTAGTGCGCAGGACATATGTGTATTTGGGGTTTAAGTTTCAAGAGAACAAAAAAGTGAGGGGAGGTTTCCCTCCCCCCCTACACATTAGGCCAATCGGAAGTCCACAACCAAGTCTGGCCACGCTATTTGCACGCCTGCTTTGAAGGCTGCGATACTCCGGATTTCGTCGTTTTCGCGTGCATAAAAGATGGAAAACTGCTCTTCGTCGGACAGCAAATCGGTCGCGTAAACGAAGTTACCGAGGTACGAAGAAACGATTCGGTTTGTTCCAGTCAAGCCGGGGACTGCAATGACACGGACGTTTGTTCCGGGATATATGATGTCCCCGTCAGCAAGGCCAGCCAAGTCAACTTGATTATACAGGACGTTAGCGGTTGATTTGAACGCACCAATCAACGTACGGTAGTTGTCCCAACCACAGAAGATTACGAGGTCAGTCTTAGTCAAGATGGCCTGTGGGATTTGGTTGTAAATGCCGTCAAAGATGGCGATTGCATTGCCTGTGGTGATACCAACGGACGCAGAAACCGCTCCTGTGTTACCGCTGATAGTAGAACCCGATGCAGCGTTTAACAACTGGTTGACACCTGAAAAGTAGGTGTTACCCTTCCAAATTGCATTCTCCAAAGCCTCAGCGATGCGGAGAGCCTTCTGCTCGGCAAACGCCTGCTCGAAAGGAACGCCATCGTACATTGAACCAGCGGTCAACTGGGTCTGCATCCAGTACTGCTCCAAGGCGCGAGGACACAAAGTTTCCATGACCTTCATACGGCCAACTGTTACGACACGCTGACTGAATGTGGTTGTGCCTGAACTTGTGTAACCGCAAAGATCACCGCCTTGCAGAACCGCATCGGTGTCCATGAGGTTGAGGGCAGCAGCGAACTTGACACCAACTTGCTTGGTGAACAAAGACGCTGAACGAGCGGAGAATACCGCTTTGGTGATGAGAGGGAGCCTCTCTTGGTCGGTGTAGGTGGCTAAATTGCCAAAATTGTATGCCATGGTTAGTGGGGTGGGGTTAGGGGTTTAGTTTTTTTTGAGTGATTGTAGTGCTTGTGCGAGTGCGTTGAAGTTCTGCGATGCTTGAGCCTTGCGTTGCTCGACGATTGCTGAACCGCTGGCCTTGGGGGCTTCGGCTGGGAGTTCGCTGACTTTCTCAACGATGTCGGCCATGGTTTCAACTTGCGATGCAAAGGCAGACATTTTCTCTTTCATCTTGCCCATTTCGGCATAGGCTGCTTTGAGTTCTTCCATGATGCCAGCGAGGTGCTTGGCGACGATGGCCTCGACAACTTCGGGGGTCATTAGCGGATAAGCGCCCTTGATTTCTTCGGTAACCTCAACGGCCACTTCGGGAGTGATTTCAGCAGCAACGGGCAACGGCTCGATGACCGGGGTCGCTACTTCAGCAGCGATGACCTCAACGATTTTACCGCCTTCTGTCTTGATAGTTCCAACGCCTTCGACAACATGCTCGCCATCGGGAGCAGGCAGAGTGCCGTCTTCGGCTACAACGTAAACGGCAGTTCCGGCAACGAGGTCCCCGTCCACACGGACAACGGTGCCGTCGGTCAACTTGTAGTCAGCGAAGGACTGCTTTTGGGTGCTGAATTTGCGAAGTTCACTTCGCAGGGATTCGATTGCGTTTTTGAGATTCATAGTTAGTGGGATTTGTAGGTGGGGGTTAATTGTTGCAAAAAAGCGGTTAATTCGTCAGCGAGGCCAGCGAGTGCGACCTCCAGTTCGGATTCGGTCTTGTCCATTCCAAAAAGCCCTTCAACGGAGAAACCCCGGAATAGATTGCGGTTGTCCCACACTTCATCATTCTCAACCTTGAAGGAACCGAACCAAGAGCCGTCGGGTGTGTCCTCGTAACCCTTGGGAGGCATGATGCCACGCTCGGCATCGGTTATAAATGACTCGAACATGAACACGCCATCCAGTTCTGCGTTGTGGTAAGCGTTCACGTTGTGCTGATTGCCCTGCTTGAAATACTTTTGGACTATCTTGCGGATGGTCGCTTTGTCAAACACGACGTAGTACTCGCCATAGGTTTCGTCCTTGCGAAAGATGGGCGTGTCTGCAAGCATTAGAGGCCCAGTAAGCACTCTCCGTTCTCCTGTTTCGGTGAAGCGTTGTGGTGTCTTTGCGAAGGCTTGGAATGGCCGTTCAATCGCTGGCATATCGGTGAGGGCCACGAATTGGACCCCTTCATCGACCTCGTCAACGGTCATCCTGTAAATGGGTAGTTCCATAGTGGTAAATGTCCTACGCCCCTAAAGTTGCAAATTCCTCAAGCCTCCGAACCCTGCGAGTGCTTTGGGTGATATCCCTCTCCACCACATATGCTCGCATAGGTGATGAGCCTTGGCCTTGGCCCATTGCAGCACCATCGGTTCCAAGCATAGTTGTTTGAGGGTTTGCGAAGATGGGAGGAGGAGCAACCTCTCCGCCTCCGCCACCTCCAGCAGTCAACGCTCCACCGCCTCCACTTGCTGAACTCCCTTGGAATTGGGTCTTACTGATTTTGGCGACCTGCGCCAAACCTGTCGCAAGGGCGATGCCTGCTTCAACAAATTGACGACCCGTTGCGAGTTTAATCGGGTTCCCTCCAGCAGTCAGGGCAGCGGTTACGGCCATGAAGGTGTTGATAAGGGCTTGACCCATGCTGGCCTTCTTGTTTATCTCAAAGGCTTTGCGTTGGTCTTTCTCGGATTGCCCCAAGCCAGCGGTCAGCAAATCGCCAAGCGCACCAACGGCCTCGGAAGCCATCTTTAGGTCTTGTTGCCTGCGTTCACGCTCAATCTTTGATATTTCTTCTTCGGTTAATTGCTTTTGATTTATTTTGGCTGCATCAAACCTTGCATTGATGTCCTTCTCCATCGTGAAATACGCTTCGGTATCTCCGAGGGCTAACTTGGCTGCTGCCAACCTTTGAACTCGCTCTTCATCAAGTTGGGATTCAAGTAAGATTCCCTTGGTTTTTGCTTTATCTATCTCATCTCTAAACTGTTCTTCCGCTAATTGATTCCTGACATCATAGTCTTTCTTTGCGTCTTCCTGCAACTGCGACTCTAAATTTGATACCAGTTCGGCTTTGCGGGTTTTCTCGTCTATCTCAAGTTGGTCGAGTTCTTGCTGGCTTTGTGCGAGCAATCTCCTTTGCTTGTATAGTTTTTCATTTTCAGAGTAAATCTTTTGGGCAAGTTCAATTTGTGCCGTTGCATTTTCTTCACCTTTAACGTATTGGGATTGCAGCACCTCAAGTTCACGCTCAGATGTAGCAATGGCTTTTTCTTTGGTCGCTATTTCATCCTGCTTTGCCCTTATTTGTGCCTGTGCGGTTATAACGCCAATCTCGTTGAGTTTGTTGGTTTTTTCCTGCCCCTTCATCTCTTGGGCTTGCAGTTTGATTAACTCAATCTTCTTGGCCTCAATGGATTCAATCATCTCGCCATTGGCCTCCATCAAAGCAATCTCACGCTCCAAAGCAGCAATGGCTTTGCTATTGTTTGGTGGCAAACCGAGCAACTCTCGCAACTTCTCCCAGTTCTCGTAAACGATTGCAGCACCTACTACCGCCAATCCAACTCCGGTAGCGGCAAGTGCCGTCCTAAACGCTTTTAGGGATATTGTCGTACCCTTTACAGTTTTATCGTAGAGGGCCGTTGCAATCCTGTTGGCCGTCATTGAGATAGCCGATTCCTTTTGAAGGAGGACCGTTACCTGTTGGATTCCGTTGGCAATAGCCATGGTCGCATTGACCTGCAACATAGCCTTTTGGATGTCCTCGTTTTCCTCACCAAACAATGCAGCAGCACCTTGGGCGATTTGAAAGCCAGCAGCAACGCCTTGGACCGCTTGCGTGAATGCCTCAATGTTCTTGGTGTCCGAGCCAAGGTTTTTGACCCTTTGGCTAACATCGCCAATGGTGTCGGATAGTTCCCCTGCCTCGGCTTCTAACTTCCGAAATTCTTCGGAGTTCTCTTGCCCTGCGACCGCAAGGTCAACGAGCGCACGTTGTAAATCACGGAGCCGTTTCTTTGCGGATTCAGTTCCCTGACCTGTTGAGTCCTTGAGTCCTACTTCGAGGACGATTTCTTTAGTAACTGCCATAGTTTTTATTTATCCTGCCATGATGGTATTCCCGACGCAACCTCTAAGACCTGACCTTCCGTTCCGATTCCTAAGTTGACCCAAGCGGTTCCGTCCCAATACTTGATGTCCCCTGCTGCATCGCCCGGAGTGAACCCTGCACCTGTTGGACCGACCGCACCCGTTGCTCCAGTTGCACCCGTTTCACCCGGAGGACCTGCAACCACTGGGAGTTCTTTGATGGTTGGAATGGGAGGTACTTCGTTCGGGTAATCCGAGTCCGTTGCCGGAACAGGTCCATCGTAGGGGAAGTAATAGATTTGCTTTGGAGCGAACTCGGTGAGGTTAAGAATCCTGCGAAGTGTTACTCTGCAAGGTTTCTGCTGACCTATCTCGTAGTCCCGAATCTCAAGCAGCCTCCAACGGACCCCTCCGTAGTAGATAGGGGTTCGGAAGTCGAGTTGGCTGATGTCCACGGCATTGAGCATGATGGAGAGTTCCAACTGCATCGCCTCACGACTGACGGTTTCTTGGATGAAATTCCACCAATAGATGTTGAACAGGTTGTTGTTCGTGTATGCGTAAGGGTCGCTATTTGCGGCAACATTCACCGCATAGTACAACTGCTTAGGTATTCCAAAGGCAAGGTCGAAATCTACTGCGTAAGGGTTGTCAAGGTGGCTGACGAATGGCAGGCTCAACAACGACTCTGCGAGTGCAAACGAACCGCTGACTCCGTATTGGTAGGCCCACGTCGTCGGGGCTTCAATGAGGTTGTATTGGGCTATCCGGTAACCGCTCTGCAAGGTCTTGATGGTTCCCGACAAAGCGGAGCCATCCAAGTCCCAAACCCTTCCAACGACCTTATCCGTTGTGAAGTTTGCAGGGATAAGGGTGCTGCAAGCGAGTTCGACGATGTTCTCGCCCTTGCCGTAGAAGTTGTCGGTTGTGAAGATTCGCCCTCCGTAGCCTTCCTTCGCCAATGGGTAGTTCGACTTGTCCAACTTGGATAAATAATCCCCGGCATCCTTGTACTTGAACACGATGGTCTTGTATTGGTTGGGGTCCCCATTCGTGATGCTCTGCTCTGCATTCTCATCCGATTTCTGCGACCAGTCCACGACCCCTGATGAATAGAAGTCCACCCAAGGCTCCACGATAAGGTTCTTCGGGTCGGCAGGGTCCGGCATAAAGTAGAGGTTGAACATCTTTTGCAGGTCTTGCAGGAGGTCGCTCTGCTTCACGTCAGCAGGCAAAGCCGTGGCCATGTCAATCGTCCCAATACTCGTTGGATTCTCCAAGCATTCCCAAAGGACCGTTGAACCGCTCAAGAGATTGCAGGCCGTGCTTCCAACGCCTGTCATCAAGACCCTTATTCGGCTGCTGGTATTCAACTGGATATTGCTCCAAGTAATTACATTGGTTCCACTTGCTTGAGCCGTGAAGCCCCTTGACGGACTGACGACTCCACTCGTTGCCGTGTCGTATAGGTAGAGAAAATTGTAGGTTTGATTGTTAAACTGCGTGATTTGTCCAAAGTCCAATTTAACCGTTACGTTCCATCGGGTTGGTAGTGCAGGGAGTTGTAGAGTGCTTGTGCCTGTGTTCCAATAGCCGGGGCGGTCATAGTAAGGGCTTGAGTCATCGGCAAAGTTCAGGTAACCGCTAAAGGTCCCTGAAAAGTTTTGACCGCTCGTACTTGCAGCAAAAATATTTGACCCCGAAAGGTTTACCGATAATTGCCCAGCAGCGTAAGGCATGACCAATTTACCGAACCGCTCCGAGTTGAAAAACTCCGAGGTGTAGCGATACCCTGCCTGTGCGAAGATGAGGTCCACCATCTTCTTGACGTAGATGCTTGGGGTCATCTTCCAGTAAGGAACCGAAAACCAGCCTTGTGTTGTAGCGTCCGTATAGCCGTAGTTGTCAACCAAGCCATAAACGTAACCGCTCGCACCCGATGCAGTCCAAGTCGCAGAAACATGGGCCGATGTAAGCGTGTGGTTCATTCCGCTTACCCCAACGGTTGTCGCAAGGAGGTTGCCCTCAATGGACTTGAACAGACTCACATCGTCCGAGAACAGGCCAACCTCGTAGGTTACCTCTCCCCGGATTTTGGACATGGAAATCAGTTGCAGCACTCCGCTGAACACTTGGACCCCGTCCTCCCACATGGCAGCACGAATCTTCTTGTTCGGTTGGAATCCACCCACGAAGGACTGGATGTTGTAAGCATAGCCAAAGCAGGCCCGATTTGTTGTCGTATTAGGCAACGTGATGGTCTTGGAAAATGACCCCCTTCGCTTGGTTATGTCGGCAATGTCCTCAACCGAAAAGGTCAGGGCGATGTCAATCTCGCCCATGGTGTCAAGGACGTAGGGAACCTCTGCGTTTGATTCGTTGAGAGGGTAGGCGATGAGGGTTACGCTCATAGGATGTTGTTCTTGTAAGCGACTGCAACCTCGACCTGCAACTGCGTCAGGCGGTCGTTCCTGCGTGTCGTGAATTGGTAAGTATTAGCGTTGACTATTGCTTCCACTAACTGCCCATCCAGTTCAAGCCATACCTGCCCGGAGCGGACCATCTCAATCAGCCAAGCAGACTCGGCATCCGTAAGCCAATCCGAGTTGAGGGCGTAAACGTAATCAAACTCACCTGCCCAAACTTTGTCGTAGGTCGTGGTTGCGTAAACGTCCGAGTTGTACCCGAACGTCTGCCGGGTAATGTTGGCCCGCTTGCGGTTCTTAAGTGTAAAGGTGTAGGAGTCAATGCCTCCGTATTTGTTTTGAAAGTGTACCGGGATGGAATTGAACCGCTGGCATTGCCCGATAACGTATCTCTGACGAATCGTACTGTTTGCCCCCCTTGAGAAGTAAACGTCGTAGAAGTCCCCAGCATTGCCTTGGAACAGGTAATCTCCGGGGTTCCCGTCCAAGCATTGCCCCGACGTGAGGGCTTTGAGGTTCATTGGCCCGACCCCGAAGCGGATGACATTCGAACCCGATACACTCGACGCTAACACGTCGAACTGCCTTGCAAAGGTCGCTCCTGTTGCACTCCAATATTGGATGTAAGCCCTCTCGACCCCGTAGTTGAACTGCCCAATGGAAAGCCATCCGTAGCCGTCGGCATAGACCGTGCGAGTCGTCGGGGTTGTCAGCATCCGGGTCGTTTCGTTGACAATTGCACCGCTTGGGAAGTAAATCCCTCCACTCCAAGTCGCAAGTTCTAACTGCTCCAAGTTTCCTGCAAAGGCAACACGGCCCGACACGGTTGTAACGGTTCCTGTCTGCACGACTGGCGTGTTTCCGTATTCCTCCATGAAGTCGAGGCGGTATCCCGAATAGTACCCGGCATGGTCCACGAAGCCCGTTTGGGTAAGCGTTGGCTTAGTCGGTGCAATCAGGGTTTCAACGACCTTGGCAACGTCAAAGAATCCGAAGTTGGTGGTCGGCAGTTTGTCGCACTTGAGCCGGGCAAGGGTGGTCCCTGCTGGGTTCTTAACATCGCAGACGTAGCGGTAGTTCGGTTGAGCAATCAGCGAACCGCTGACCTTGAAGAGCATCTTGTTGTAAACGGGTGTCGCTGCTTGGGGCGACCCTGATAGGACGGTTGTTGCCATTTTATAGTTTGGTTGCTACGCTTATGGATTTGCCAAGGGTTTCAGCGATTGTGTTCACCAAAACGTCTATCATTTCGGGGGATAGGGCGTTAGACATGAAGTTCGTGGCCCGTGTTCCTCGCTGGAATACCCAATAGGCTACCGACCTGCCATCGACCAATCCCTGCTCCTGCTTCGTCCGCATCCGCTTGAGTTCACGGGAATAGGTTGGCACAACTGCTTTTTCCTTGTTGGCTATCCAATCAGCCATGGCTTGAGCAGGTGGGAACTTGTCCTTGTATTGGAATGGCGACCTCGGAGCCTTTGCACTTGAGGACTTGCCTCGCACCCCTTGGTCCACATACTTCCAATAGGGGTTAGCCATGATAGCCACCACGATTTGCTTTGCGGATAGTTCGATGTCTTCGGGTGTGATGGATGCGGATAGCGTTCCCCCTGCATTTGCGTTTGCTGCTTCGAGGTTCTTCTTCGCAAGTTCGATGACCCGTTCTATCCACTTGACCAGCACGTCATGTGCCGGGGACTTGCCTCCACCCTTGGGGCCAACGACTGAACCAATCCCCTCCAAAGCGGTTTGGTCGATGCCCTTCATCGAACCGCTACCGAATTTACCTACGGGTTGGCCATTCGCAAGTATGGTTGTTTCCATGCAAGTAAATGTATCCTGCCGAGGATAGTGTCTATCTGCGCCTCGCTCGCTCCGCCTCCATCCGTTCCGCCTCCAAGATATCGTGAATCAGTAGGGCGTAGTTCAGGAACTCCACCGCCTTCATTGCAAAGATGGCATCAAATTTCAGTACGTCCTTGTTTGCCATCCGCCACACCACCATCAGCCAACCGTAGCCAGCGAGAGGGCTTACGTCAGCCCCTCGGCCTTCGTCATCAGGTGCTTGGAATAGTCGCTCAAAACTTTCAAGTAGGATTCTGAACTTAGCAAAAAAAAACTGACAACCCCCCAAACGTCCCCGACCTTGGCGTGTTTCTTCATCAGTTCGGCTCGCTCCGCATGGGCAGCCCCGTCGTACTTTTTCGGAAAGAATCCGAATAGACCGCCTTCCCGGCACAAGGTCGCCATGATGCGGTGGAGGTTCTGCAGGAGTTGTTTCTCGTCCGTCGTGTTTGCGTCCATGAGTTCAATCAACTGCCCAGCGGTTAACTCATCCGTGAACACCGTTGGAATCCACCACTTGCCCCCGGCTTTGAACTTCCTCTTGTAGCCAAGGGCAGGCAATGCGTTCCACTCGCTGATAATGGCCTTGTAACGCTTTAGGACGGCCTTGGCGGACATCTCTCTCACGAGCGATATATCGACCCCCTCAACGATTGCAACGACCCCTGCACGCTTGTCGTAGTCCCCAAGCACACTTGAAAACTCAATGGCTCCGATGCGTTGGAACTGGTCAATGGTGAGGTCTTGGAGTTTCATAGTTGTATGTACCATTGTTGAGTTCCCGGCACGACCTTATGCCTACCCTCAAAGGCTTCGCCTACGGCCTGAATAACTCCGGGCCATCCTCCAACATAGTCGTC